ATTGATCGGAACGATGTTCATGATAGAACCGTTTCCGAAGAAACGACCGATCGAGAACTTGGCAGCTTGGCCGTCACCGACGATATGGACTACATCGTTGTGTTTGTACGACGAGCCACGGTTCTTCACGAGAATGGACTGGATAGAACCCTTCTGATTGTTCACGTACTTCTGAGGACGTACAGGAACCCAGTTCGTAGAACCGAAGAGGTTCATATCGTTGTTGTCTACTCTTTGAACGAACTTCCAGATGTAGCCATCCTTGTACGTCTGAGGAGCACGTGAAGATCCGACAGGCTGGGAAGTGGATACCATTCCTTTTGCGTTGTCTAAGCAAATGTAGATGGATCCGTTTGCGTAGCAGCAGAAGTCTTTGTCAGTCATATCAGTCGACGGATCGTACGCTTCGAAGACTTTTCCAGGAACGTAGTCGTTTCTCTTGATGACATGACAGAGCATCTCGCCAGACACGAACTTCAGAGCAAGGATCTTCGACTTGATGTCCTGGATCGCGGATTGCTCTTCGACGTCAGAGACGAAGTCCTCGATGTATCCACCAGAGACGTAAGTCGAGAAGCCGGAACTGTCGATGTTGACTGTGAATTTGTCATCGAGGACAGAAAGAACCGTACCTTCGAGATTGTTGATCTGCGTCATCCCGATGACGTCTTTCACACGAATGACATCACCTACGTGGACTTCATGATCAGCTGTCGACGTGATCTGAGTCTGAGCACCATTTTCGATGTCGAGAATAGCGAAGTTGTTTCTCCAACGCGACATCGATCCGAAAAAGAAGTACAGCGGAAGATTGCTCGACGGACTCGAGACGAACTGATTAGCAAGATCTACTCGAAGTTGATTGGTCATTATTAAACCCTCGAGGTGAGTGTAGCCCTGATCTTGCCGTTACGAGGACGGATCTTTCGTACGTAGATCTTATCAGTAGCAGCCAGATTGATCACCTTCGTCTGGTACTTCTGGATCGTATCGTAAAGATCCGTGCTGTCAGCAGGAATCGATGCTGCGATTGCGAATGCCACCTGAGAAGACGAGAGACCCGTGCTCAGAATAACGTTCGCATACGTGTTTCCGTCGATAGCCAAGACCCAGGACGTGCTAGTCACTGCTTGACTGAAAGTAGTCGTTGTCATTTCATATCCTCTTAAACTGGATCATCAGGAATAGGACCTGTAGGATGTTCGTCTGTTTTTGATACTATTTGACCATCTACTTCTTGGATGGTGTCACGGTACCAGGTAGGCCAGAACTTGTCGAATACTGCGATGTCATGAGTGTCGATGATGATCTTCTCAATCAGAGCTTCTTCGTTCGAATTATCGTCATCATCATCGGACGGCCAGTTCGGATCGATCGGGTAATCGACCTTACCACCGCATTCTACGAACTTGCCGATTTCGATATCAGCTCCGACAACGTAAGGCCAGAACTGAGAGCTCAATGAGAAGCTGAGTTCGTAGAGAATCTGTCTCGTTTCACCGAGTTCTTTGTAGTTGTCTTCGAACGTGATGCTGTTGAGGACGACATTGACATCCTGAACGTTATCGTCAAATGCGCTGTTTCTGATCTCGATTGTCACGTTAGGCTTGAACACCGAGACGATCTGTTCGATGATCTGCAATCCAGTCGTCTGGTCACGAACGAGAATGCTCAACTGAAACTCCAGATTGTACGGAGCAGGAACACGACCGAACTGCTTACCAGAACGATAGTTCAGAGACGGAGCCTGTTGAACTTCTGGATTGTACGTGAGGCCTTTGAACTCGAAGCCCATTCTCGGCATTACTTCGTAGTATCTCTTCATGCGTTCCAAGTCAGTTTTCGAAAGTTGATCACCTTTGTCGATCTCGTTCTTGAAGATGCGAGATTTCGGCATGTAGATGATCGGAACGTGAGTGAGCTTGTCGATCTGCTTCCCGTCCTTCGAGAAGTTAGCGACGTACATCTTATTGAACAGAGCCCCAAACACTCCGATTAGAGTTCTGATCTGACCGTGAGCGAAGTAGCGACGACGCATTATCGAACAATCCATCCGAAGGTTGTAGAGACGTAAGTGAATTTGGTCTTATCTGCGACAGTGACACCATTGAAAGTGATCGCGTTCGAACCAGCGAGCTTCTTCACTTCGACCGTGTCACCGAGTTTCGGAGTAGCAGGAGCTGTGATAGCAACAGCCTGTGCAGTCGAATCGACGAAGAGAACCTGTCCTGCGAAGGACTGGTAGTTCGCATCGACAACCTTGAAGGTTCCGGATCCATCGTTGAGGTCCTGGATGACTACGTTGATTTTCTTGAATGCCGTGCGAAGAGGATCGCCAGTCTTGTCGTTCGGAGCGGCTCCGATGTTGATGAGATCGTACATTTCCTACTCCTAATTGAATCCGAATGGATTTGTATCGTTGAAGATTGTATTATTTTCGCATTCGAAAACAGAGTTCTGGGAGAAGCGTCCGTCTCGATCGTCCATCATCTTGAGGACATCATCGGCTGACTCGTTCCAGATGCCCAGCATGTCGTCAGCTGTAAGAAGCGCGTCAGCTGTGAATTCTGTCGTATCTGCTCGAATGATTGGAGAGATACCAGAGGAGTCGTCGTCAACACTAACTCCGTTGAAGTCTGCTGTGACGTCGTCCATCGATGCATCATAACCTGTCCATGTCGTCTGGTCTACGTGACCTAAGAATTCGTCGAGAACGCTCTGGAGGTCATTAGACATCTGGAACTTGTTTTCGAACGATGTGTTACCTTCTCCGAACTTGTAAGGCTGGATGAAGATCGTGTATGTGTAGTGACGTCCACCGGAGACGAGCGGATCCTTGACGTTGGTGTTCGTAATCTCGAACAGCATCTGATTCGCTTTGATGAAGATCAGATCACCTTCGACTGGTTCCTTCATTCCAGTTTCTGCAATGAACAGACGCCTCGAAACTGACATAGAAGCAGACGAGAAGTTGAACGATAGACCGACAGGACCGAAGATTTCATTTCCAGAGGAAAATGAGTCAGTCGATTCGATGTAAGCGTCGAGTTGATAGACCTTGTTGAACTGAGACGACAGGGGCTCGTTGAGAACAGGATCCATACGTACGACTTCACGCGGCAGATATTCGATAGCTACGCCTGCGTTGTAGATCAGTTCGTCAGACAACGAATAGACCAGATCGGCCTCGTTGTCTTCGAATTGGCTGTTGAAGTATGGATTTGTCATTGGTTATCCGATCGAAACAGGACTGAAGTCCATGGCCTGATCGAAGAGCTCCTGTCTCAGATCAGCTTTCTCACGAGCAGAAGAAGAAGCAATTCCGTCGACGTCGATCTTGTGACCGCCAGGAAGAGATACGTCCTTGATCTTCGAGAGGTTGTCAGCCCACTGTTCCTTGATCAAGCACGATGTGTAGCGGATCAGCCAGTCGTTCGAGAAGAAGTCTCCAGTGAACTGAGACGTATCTACCTTCGCTTGGTACATGATGAAGTCACCGACGTTGAAGTGGAACGATGACGCTTCGAACTTGATCGTCTTGGTCGTACGATTGAACTGGAAGCCTGGAGTAGGACGCCAGATGTTCTCCCATTCGGAGATCTCGCGTTCGTACAGATAGATGTCGATCTTATTCGACGTCTCTACACCCATCAGAAGGTTCTTGTTGAGGACAGCATACATCGAACCGCCGATGCCATTCACATCACGGAAAATGTTGTGCTTGAAGTTCATGATCTTGTTGACACCGACGACAAAACTAGGAACTTCGAATTGCTTGTTCGCCTGGATAGCCGTGGTAATCTCTTGACGTACCCATGCATTCTCTGTCGCATCGAAGTGATAAGACAGGAACATCGAGATAGCTTCTTTCACTCGAAGTCTCGCCTGCATATCCGTGATGTTCACTCGGATCAGAGGTTCACCGATCCTCATCTTGCAGTGTGCGATAAGCTCGTCTCGGTTCTGAGGATTTTCGATGGACATTAAGGAAGCCTCTGCATTGATAGCCACAGGTTCAACGGGTTGAATA